ATGACAGATATTCGCAACCACGAAGAGGCGAGGGCGCTGGTATGTGAAACAGCGGTAGCCTTGGCAATCGCCCGGAAACAGAAACCCATTGCACTTCCTACGATCAAACCCCTTCACGATTTCCAGCCAGAAACTGTGCGTGAAAATCTACGGGCAACATCACAGGCTGCATGCTTGCCATTCGTCAAGTCCGACGACCCGTACGAACTCAAGATTCCGTTTAACGAGTTCTGTTTTTCTATTCAGACTCGGGATACCCTACGAGCCCTATATTGGATGTCATGGATACTGGCATATGCCCGTGAACAGAAGAAACGGACGAAACAGCCTCTTCTCTGTGCGGAACGCCGCAATCCTTACGTGAATTCCAAGTTTTCCAAGGCGCTGGTCTGGATGTTCTGGGATGTCTTGAATGCTCATTCCAATACATACATTGAATCCCTGTACAAACTCTACTGCCTACGATGGGAACCCAAACTGTCCAAGCCCCGCCAGTCGCTTCTTTTGACGGCCATTGTCTTTGTCACGGAAACCCTGGATGCACGTGAACCCGCTAAACGAAATGAGCTGGAAATTAGTGCAGTGCTCCACAAGATCCCTCAGCTCCTAGAAACAATACAAGCCACTCGCAATACTTTCCAAGCTAGAGAATAATACACATATACGATGCCCGCCCCTACCGATATGCAGAAACTCCAGATCTCGGCGTTCCAGGGACTCCTATTCTATATCCTGGCCAATCCGATCACGTTCCGGGTCGTGGACGGTCTGTCTCGCTCGATAAGCGGCCCCCGGGTGTTTGAGAACGGTATCCCGACAGGCATCGGTCTGCTTGTTCACGCCGCCGTCTTCTTTGCCGTCACGATGGGTCTGATGTATATTTAGACCTACTGTGAATAGGAATACAATGTATACTCTCTCCAAGGTCTGGGAATCCCGCCCAGTTCCCCAGAAAACTTATAAAACGACGTTCCTTTGGTGTGGACTCCAGTGTCTGAATCCACACGAAAAGACGTGCCGAACATTCCAGCCCCAGAAGGACGGACTGGTAAAAATTGAAACGCATCCATATCCGAATGTCCTGGACAGGATCGACTATTCTGAAACAGTGAGGGTATCGGTATGGCAGGACGGATCGTTCACGGAGAACGATGATCTGTTTACGCCGGCGGGGCAGCAGCCTTCTTCGAAAACCACGAAGGGCAGCACTTCTTCACCTCGGCCAGGGCCACGTTCGCAACCTTCCCGACCTCGGCCTTCACGATCTTGACGGCCTCAATGACGTAGGGAAGCGCAACGTCGCACCATGTAACAAGCTGAGTCTTCTGCTCCTCGGATAGGGGGGATTCACGAATGGCCTTCTTGACTTCCTCTACAATGAACTTGGCCTTATCCTCATCGGAACGATCGGCGAGGATCTCTACCTCAGCGATCTTCTGAATGACAAACTTCACGAGCTCAGACTTGTTGGCAAAGTCAATGACGGCAGTCTTCGCTACGTCAATGGCAGTGGCAACGGATTCGGGTACAGGGTCAGACATGCTTGTGTTTAATTTTAGGTCTTACAAAACTTTCCATAAAATAACATGGAAATCTCGGATATTGTCTACCTTGCCTTTGCAACCATTATGGTGATTGTAGTTCTTCATATTGGAGTATTCTGGATTTCCAGGACGATCCAGGCGCCCAAGCCGAAGATCGTGTATGTCGACCGCACACCTCTCCCCGCCCTCATTCCTGAGCTCCAAGCTCCGCCGGCCCCGCCCCAGCCCCAGCCTCAGATTGTCCTTCCGCCTAGGGTAGAGCCGCCTCAAAGTCATAGCCAGACTGTTACGGTCCCCACCTTTATTGGAATGCCTCCCCCTGCCGCCCAGCCAATGCCTGAACTCCCCCCGCCCATCGATACCCGTGAAATGGATAAGGTCGGGTGGTCAGGGTCATCGGGAGGAACGCCGGCGAAGTAGGAGAATGCGAACGAGCGAGGGAACCCGAGTGAGAGTGATTTTGATGGTAGATGATTGATAGTATATATGAATAGACTCAAAACACTCTACGGATGGGATTCGGGACTTCGCATGACCCGTCAAGGTCAAGGATCGATTGGGGCATTCACGTGCAAATCCCCACAGACTAGCGGAATGCCAGGATGGCTGTGTCTTACCCGTGACGAATCGTCAACACCGGTAGCCTACTGGGTCCCCCGGAAACCCGATGCGACTCCTCAGATTTTCAGGGTGGTTTGGGATGAACGGTGTTTTGAAGATACAATCTTGCGAGTCGAATACACCTCCACACATATGTATATCGCAGATATGTGGATGTGGAATGGAACCCCTATGTTCAAGACAAAGTCGTTCGCACAGAGGAACGAGTTCTTGAAGTTGGCGATGGCGGCGTATACTCCGTGCCCTGCGTTTGAGACCCGCAAGATTGAGCACCGAGACAATGCGACCGATATTCGTGGATACGAGCATTATACGGATGCTCATGGCGAAAAGGGGATCTTTATGGAAACTAAGCCAGAGATCCAAAACCACGACAAGTATGAGATCGTTTCTACGGATATTCCTGACGTGTATAAAGTTGCGGATGTAGGATATTTGCGTGTACAGACATTGGCGCTATCCAAACATCTTCGCAGTCTAGGATCCGTGTTCACACTGGAGTGCGTCCAGAATGAAGACGGGACATGGACACCGAGAATCTAGAATCTAGTCTCTGTCCAATACAAATGGCTCGTGGTCGTAAACATACAAAAAAGGCTGGTCGCCGTCGTAGTCGTTCGGTCAAGCGTGGAGGCGGATACGGATTCGGCGGATCGATTCTGTCCGATCCTGGCCGCCCGAATGCTGGAAGCGCACTCTGGAATAATCAGGCGGGCAGCGATTGCGGCGCCAATCTCCAGGGTCGTGGCGGAAACAATATGACGGGTGGTCGTCGTCGCCGTGGAAAGGGGAAGAAGACGGCGGGTCGTCGTCGTCGTCACCGGGGAGGCACTCTTGCTCTCCAGCAGCCTCGGGCGGGATATACATTTAACGGCTCGGGCATTGCCGGAACGGCCGATACCGTTGCGGTTGGAAGCCCTGTAACGGTTGTTTAAATTCTACCCTAGAATCAATGAAGGCAAACGTGGATACTGCTGTCGCTTCTCTACTTTTGCTGGTGACCATCGTATTCCTTGTCCAGCGCCAGCTAGGATACCTCGCTGTCTGGCTTGTGCTGATTACCGCCGTAGTGGGATACGGCGTCCGCATGCCCCTGACGGCTGCCGTAACGCTTGGAATCGCCACGATTGCGGGTGTAGTTCTGATTTCAGGTCAGGCTCTCAAGGAGAACTACGAGAACCCTACGGAGAGCGACGAGAAGAAGAGCGACAAGAAGGACAAGGAGAAGCAGGAAAAGAAGGACCCGGAACCTCACAGCGATTCCAAATCGGCGAAGATCGAGGATTCTCACTTGGATGCGGGAACCACGGTTCTACACGCCTTCCAGAAACTGAACCCCGAACAGGTTTTGCAGATGCGTGACGATACGAAGGAACTCATGGATACTCAGAAACAGCTTGTGGAGACGCTCTCTTCCCTGGGACCTCAGGTCCAGCAGGGAGCAGAACTCGTCAAGAGTTTCCAGGGAATGTTCGGTGGCAATCTAACCGAGGTTCTGAAGCAGTGAGATGGCTGCCGCATACTTGAAATACTGATGGTTGCGATCGGCTGAATTAATTTTGATGAGTGGAAGACCAAGACCGTGAGTCAGGATTTTCCATGTATAGAGGGTTGTGCCGAGATGGTAGTGTTCTACCACCTCGCTCCAGCACGAGAATGCGCTCCAGAGAACTTGGAGAGACGATGCTGCGTAAAAAAGGATAGAGAAGGTGGACATGTCAACCGTCCCGCCGAGATACTCAAATAGAACTGGGAAGAAGAAGTAGCATCCCCAAAAGAGGACGTGCCCTACTGGCTGAATAAACAAGTTGGAGTATAGAGACATGTGTTCTATGAACGGAGCAGGGTTCACTTTCTTGTCGAGATCAATGTATTTCCACACGACGGCCGCATGATCGTGATCAATCATCTTTCGTAGAGGAGACGGCTGGGGGTGCCGGAACGACATCACCAATTAGAATACCCTCGGACGGAAATTCCAGCTGGTCAAACGTCTTGGGGTTGATATACACCCACTTCTCTGCCGGACAGTCTACCACCAAACGAAGAATCGGGATGGTCACACGATTACCCTCAACCACAAGGTGGTCTACCCTGTCCGTGCAGTCTAGTGCCTTGCCGTCTTCGCCGATGTAGCCAACAAAGAACCAGGGTGCCGTTACAGACTCAAAAACGTCGGGAAGCAAGTATCCCTGACCCGCCTCGTTCGTCCACTGAATCACTGTCTTGTGACTCTGGTGTAGTCCATGAGTCTTCCGGATATGGTGTAGGATAACATCCGCATCCACACGGCGAAGCTCATGATACTCGTCGGCATACTCCGAAACTCCCGTATCTAGGTTCGTCGCCTGCCACGTCATCGTCTCATACACTGGCGCCCGACGCGCACACCACCGCTCTACCGCCGCATAGACTCCTACAAGGCCGTAGATAATATAGGTCCCTACCCGCTCTACTACACTCTGCATTTGATAACTTACCATGCTATTGTGTAAATTAGAACGACTGTGTGAAGGTCATACGGTCAATCTGGAGTCCCATCGCAACGGATGTTGCGAGGGCGGTAACGATAAACGGACCAGCCATGATGAACCACGCAACGATTCCAAGATCGAGGCGGCAGAGGAGGTCGAGGATAAAGATGGTGGCTCCGCCGAAGAGGACCTTGGTACCAGCCGTAATCCACGCAAAATCGGCCACATCAAACCCAAGTTGGATAGCCAGGAAGAGAGCATACAGGAGAGCCGGGGGGCAGAGGTTCTCGATGAATTTCATTTTCGTGCTTTATGTAGTATACATAAAATATGACTACCCCAGAGAAGATTCAGACGGTTATGGACTATTCGGGAGCGACTCGGGAGGCTGCTGAGGCGATGCTTATCAAAGAGAAGGGAGATGTGATCTCTGCGCTCGTGGAACTGGCGGTTGCTCCCGTAATCTCGGGAACGAAGCATATTCCCCCGACCCCCGTAGTGAACGACGGCCATGACGCTGAGACGAAGGAGCGGATTACCCAGGGACG